TGTTCCACGTGAAACATCGTTAAATCCCTCCTAAACACCCTAAAAGCGTTAATAACGGCTAAAATCATATGGTATTATGTCATTGATTACTATGTGTTTAATGCTCAGATACACGGGGATATATAAAGCATGAGTTGTTATGAACCACCTATTAACTAGCCAAACACAGGAGGATGTATGAGCAACTGTACGGTATGTGACCCAGAGAGGAATGGGAACACTGGGTTTATATGCGCTAGCTGCATGTCGGATGGAGGCAGAGCAGCAAAGGCGCGCAGGGATACAGCACTACGGTTAGATAGGATTGAGGCTAGGCTAGACGCCCTCACAGCGCCTACAAGCGACGATAACCAGCAATAGGTATCAACACCAGGCTCATACGAGCAAGGCATTGACGGTGCTAAGGAGATGACCCTAGGACAGAATCTACGAGAACTGGGCAAAGAACCGCTTTAAAATAAAGGCCCGGTAGGGGGGTATGATCCCCTGGAGAGAGGCTACGGGGTGCGGTGGAGTCCGTATACACTCGCCAGCGATTCCGTAACAAATAACATTCCAAATAAAATAATCCCACAACATGACAATAATTGTCACCCACGAAAAGCTATCCCCAAAAATAAAAAAAAGCTAAAATGTGTTTATGCAAATCGTATGGCAGCCTCAACCGGGTCCACAGAAGTCTTTGATTGACTGTCCAGCGCCTGAGATATTTTACGGAGGAGCGAGGGGGGGAGGAAAGACGGATGGTGTTTTAGGCAAGTATGCGTTGAAGGGTGAGAATTACGGTTCGGGATTTAATGGAATCTTTTTCCGTAAAGAACTTCCGATGTTGGATGATGCGATTGAGCGTGCTCATCAAATCTTTGGTCCTGCTGGTTTGGGATGGAAGTGGCAGGATCAGAAAAAGACTTACCGTAGTGCTGCTGGGGCTCGATTAAGATTTAGACCATTAGAGAAGATTTCCGATGCGGAGAAGTATCAGGGTCAGAATATAAGTGATGCTTGCGTTGAGGAGATGGGTAATTATCCTTCACCTGCGCCTATAGACCGTCTTAACGGGGTTTTACGAAGCACGTCGGGGGTTCCTACTCAACTGATCGGTACGGGTAATCCTGGGGGAGCTGGTCAGCAGTGGATTAAGGCGAGATACATCGATCCTTGTCCAGAAGGGAATAAAGTCTTAAATCGTGATTTACCTAATGGTGCGGTGCATAAATACGTGTTTATTCCTTCTAAAGTTCAAAATAACCAATTATTGATGAGGGCTGATCCGGGTTATATCAATCGGTTGTATCTTGTGGGATCGAAGAAACTCGTAGACGCTTGGCTGAAAGGGGATTGGAATGCCATTGAAGGGGCTTATTTTGACGAATGGTCAGAAGATCATGTTATTAACCCGTTTGTCATTCCTGATGGCTGGTCAAAGTTTATGTCCGGAGACTGGGGCTCGGCAAGACCGTTTAGTTTTGGCTGGTGGGCCGTAGCTTCTGATGACACGTTTGTAGGAAAGTGGATTCCTCGTGGGTCTATGGTTCGATACAGAGAATGGTACGGGTGTAAGTCGGACAAACCCAATGTTGGATTGAAGTTAACAGCCGAAGAAGTGGGGAGAGGTCTTAAAGAACGTGGAGTTGATGAACTTGATTACGCGGTTTTAGATCCTGCGGCATTCGCAGAAGATGGCGGCCCTTCAATCGCTTTTAGAATATTGGATGCAGGCGGGCCTTCGTTCATGCGCGCGGATAACAAAAGAGTTGCTAGACGTGGAGCCATGGGAGGATGGGATCAGTTACGCTCAAGACTCAAGGGTGATGACTTCGGAGACCCGATGGGTGAGCGTCCTACCATATTCACTTTTAACACCTGTAAAGATTCGATTCGTACAATCCCAGCCCTGCAACATTGTGAGACAAATCCTGAGGATTTAAATACCTCGATGGAGGATCACGCCGCTGATGAGTGGAGATATGGCGCGATGTCTTATCCTTATGTTAAAGTGCAGACTCCCAAACTTGAAATAGTCAAAGATTCTTACGGTTTTGACGAACCTGAAGAGAATGACTGGAAGACTGCTTAATGGCCGAAGGTAATGAGGAAGCTGTAGAAATGGAGCTTGTTAAGTTCCTTCAGTCTCATTCCGACAAGGAGTTTGTCAGAAGAATCCTTGACCCATCTCTTAATGTGAATCCGATAAGAAATGAAGACGGGAGTATTTCCACTCATTCTATGGCGGCTGAGGTTGACGAGAATGGGAATTGGTTTGTTTTCCCGACGGTAGTGAACGAAGGTGGAAAACTGGTAAGAAAGCCCTTGAGACAAGCCCAGCAGGAAGCAATATCTTCTGGTCAAGTCATTCCTTTTGGCAAAAATAAGGAACAAGCCATTAATTTTTCAGCAGGTGGTTATAAAACCAGAGCTTTCAGGAATCTTGGAAAAGATAGGCAACAAAATTCACAATTTCAGGATGTTTTTAGGCAACCATAATGGCAAGTAGAACGCCGAAAGAACAAGTCGAACAATTCATCGAAGACACCGAACTAGGCCGGAGAGTGTCTCAACAATGTCGAGATTACTTCGATCACCGTCAGTGGACTAAAGAAGAAGAGAATAAATTAAGAGCAAGGCGTCAAGCCCCTATCGTTGTAAATCGAATAAAACCTAAAGTCGAAGGGCTTGTCGGTCTTTATGAATTACGTAAGTCTGACCCAAAGGCCTATCCCAGAACTCAAAAACACGAGAAAGCGGCCCACGTAGTCACTGATGCGTTACGATTCGTAGCAGAAAACAACGGTTTTGACATGACCAGACTTGACGTGGCGGAAGAATTCTTCGTAGAAGGGTATGGAGGAGTCATTGTCGATATTAAAGGGACTCCTCGTGGTCCTGAAATCCAGTTAAATCACATTCCTTGGGACAGAATTTATTTTGATTCACATTCACGTAAGAAAGACTTTAAAGATGCCCGATTTATGGGGATTTGGATGTGGATGGAAGAAGATCAAGCCAAAGACACCTTTGGAATCTCTCAGAAGAAAATCGACGAGATAATTAACTTTACCATTGATGGCGAGGAGACTAACGCCGACAGGCCAAGATGGGCTGATAAGAGAGGTAATAGAAACAGAGTCAGAGTCGCTATGCACTTCTCCATTGAAAAAGGGAGATGGAAGTTATTTATCTTTTCTGGCGATACGACTATTCGTAAAGAAACAGATTCTCCTTTCGTTGATGAAGACGGTCTTCCTATTAACCCAATGGAATTAGTCAGTGCCAATATCAACCGGGATAACCAGAGATACAGCGAAGTCGCTGGATTTTTATCTCAACAGGACGAAATCAATCACAGGCGAAGTAAGTTTTTACATTTAAATTCAACCGAACGGACGTTTGGTAATGACAACGCCATCCAAGACGTAGACGCGGCGAAAAAAGAACTTGCCAAACCTGATGGACATTTAAAGATTAAAGGGGCGGCTAAGTTAAACGAAGATTTTGGTATTTTGCCCACGGGTGAGATGAGTACTGCCCAGTTCAATCTTTATCTTGATGCCAAGTCTGAACTTGACTCAGTCTCTTTTAACGCCCAACTAGCCGGGGAGCGTCAATCAGGCGATCTTTCAGGTAAGGCGATAGGAAAGCTCCAACAAGCCGGTACGATTGAATTAAACCGCCAGTACGCTCTCCTACGCGCATGGGAAAAGAGAATCTATACTCAGATTTGGTTTAGAGTGAAACAGTTCTGGAATGAAGAGAAGTGGATTCGCATCACAGACGACCAAGATGATTTAAGGTGGGTGGGGTTTAACTCCCAGGTCACAGCAGAGGCTATGCTGTTAGAAAGTATCGAGGATGAATCCAGGCCTCTAGAGTCTAGACAACAGTCTCAACAAATTCTTCAGTTATTAACTCAGACTGAAAATCCTCGTTTACAAGAAATAGTCGAGGTTAGGAACGATACCTCTGAATTGGACGTAGATATTATAATCGATCAGTCTTTTGATGTGATCAATATCCAACAAGAACAGTTTGAAATGTTAGCCCAGTTTGCCTCCGGCACAGATATTGATATACTTGAGTTAATTGAACTCTCTCAGATTCGCGGTAAGGACGAATTAATCCAAAAAATTGAGCGCAGAAGGAGAGAGGCGAGTCAGGCCAATCAACAAGCAATTCAGCAAGAATCACAGTTAGATCAAGCTGAAAGAACCACAGATATTGGCAAGAAACAGGCCGAAACAAAGAATATAGACGCAGATACTTTGAACAAGAATGTAGGGTCAGTGACAGCGCAGCTAGAAAATATCAATCTGGCAAGAAACCCTGATAGCGAAGTTCAAGTATCCGTGTAAAGAATTTGAGGTAAGTGCCAGGGCATGATTACACAAGCTAGACTAAAAGAGCTTTTTTATTACGACCCAGATACCGGGGAGTTTATACGAAAGACTGCTCCGGCGAGGAATGTGAAGATAGGAGATGTGGCTGGAAGTCCTCATTGTGAGGGGTATATAGAGATGAAGGTTGATAAGAAAAGTTACTTAGCTCACCGCTTGGCATGGATGTATATCACAGGATCGTTTCCTCCTGACCAAATAGATCACATTAACCACAACAGAGCAGATAATCGTCAAGAAAATCTCAGGCCGGCCACTCACAGAGAGAATGGGATGAACTGCAAACTTGGGAAAAACAACAAAACAGGGCTACTTGGCGTTTTTTATGATGGTTTTTCGTTTGTTGTTAGAATTATGATTCATGGGAACAATAGATATCTTGGTGCATTTGACAATTTATTAGACGCGGCGGCTTGTAGAAAGTCCGCCGATAAAAAATACGGGTTTCACGTCAACCATGGACGATTAAGCCCATAACAGGATTTGAGGTATTTCTAGGACAAGAATCTAGATGAAAATGTCTCTACCAGTGTTCGTTGGGATCGAAGTGAGCAGCGGCTGGAATCTAGAGGGATATGTGGTTAAAATCCACGCCTCAAATGTTTTAAAAGTAGAGCAGTCCCGTCGCCGGGGAATCGGGTGTAAAAGTGGTCGCCGCACATAATCGGGTGTTAGGAAGTAAATGATGGCTGAATTTGATACTGATGTTTTTGATGACGTAGAGGAAGAAACCAAAGAGGAAGTTAAAGAGGCTAAGGCCGAAGAAACTGACACAAAGGAAGAAACCGACGCTGAAAAGGGCGCAACTGAAGATAAATCGGAAACCGAAGACGGTGAAGAGAAATCTGAAGAAGAGGAGTCGCCATCCTCAAAAGACACCAGTGACGAAGAAGCCGGACGTTTGGCAACAACAATAGCTGAAAGAAAAAGACGGCAGGAAGCCGTTGCGGAAAACAAAGAACTTAAAAAGCAGTTACAGCGAATACAAGAAAGTCAGCAAGAGGTTCCTGATGCAGCAACCGACCCAGATGGGTACGCGCTATATCACGACAATAAAACTTTTGCCAGAATTCTTGAAAATGCCGAGGAAATCTTTGAGGAAACTCAAGAAGGTTATCCGGAAGCAAAAGCTGTATTTACGAACTTAGTATCTGAAGTGGTTGATGGGAAGACCATCCAAAAGGATGAAACTCTCTATCGACAATTCAGAGATGCTAGGAATCCGGCTAAGTTTATCTTTGATTACGTGAAGAAGCACAACAAAGTCCTTGAGGTCTCAGAAGATGATTATGAGGCCAAGCAAGAAGCTAAATACAGGGCTAAGTTTGAAGCTGAGCTAAAGGGAAAAGGTGTTGAAGGGTTGCCTGACTTAACTAACGCTGCCGCATCGGAGTCTAATACCCAGGATAAGGAAGACGACCCTGGAGACCGTATAGACGCCTATGACGACGATTAGGAGGCCATATGGCTGCTAGTTCAATTGAATCGGGTAATAGAACCACCCGGTTTCAGAAAAAGGTGCGTAGAGAATACGTACGTGAAGGGATTTACGGAAGTTCTATCGGTGGCGATATTAACTCCATCATCCAAACCAACAACAACCTGAAGAAAATCTCCATCCCGCTTGTAGCTAAACTAGAAGGTGGGGGTGTTCAAGGTTCTGAGCAACTATCCGGAAGCGAACAGCCGCTTTCTAACTTCGCACAAACCATGCAACCTACCTACTATAGACAGGGTGTGTTGGTAGACAACGAAGAAAACGAACTGGCTGAATTTGATCTGTTTCAAGAAGCACGTCCTGCATTGATGGATTGGGCGATGGAATTGAAGCGTGATCAGATCACTCAAGCTTTTGGCGCTATTGAAGCAGCCGGTGTTTACGCGAACTACGGTGGTGTTAAAGGCGCTTTTGGCGCTATAGCCGCTACAGCCGCGCAGATGGACGTGTGGAATACTAATAACGAAGACCGTATTTTGTACGGTGAGGCGATTAGTAATTTTTCCGCAGGTGATCATACCGGTTCTTTAGCGAATATCACGGTTGCTACAGGTAAGATGGATGCGGACATGGTCACTTTGGCTAAGCGTCGCGCTAATCTTGCCCGCCCTCAGATTCGTCCTGTTCGATTGGGAAGGAATATGGCGGCTAACTACGTTATGTTTATCGGTAGCTTTGGTTTTAGGGATCTGAAACAAGATTCCGACATCACTCAGGCTAACCGTGAAGCAAGACCACGTAATGTAAGCGATAACCCTATTTTCGTTGATGGTGATCTGATTTTCGATGGTGTGATTATCAAGGAAGTGCCTGATATGGACTTCTTCACTGATGGTGGTAATCCAGGTAGTGTCTATGACGGTATTTGGGGTGCGGGTGCGGCTTCTGGTGACGGTCTTGATAACGGGGGTGATTCTGCTTCCCGTGTCGGCGTAGCGTTCTTATGTGGCGCGCAGTCAGTTGCTTTTGTAATGGGTCGGAACGCGTCCTTCAAACGACGTAAAGAAGACGATTACGAGCATCTACAAGGGGTTGGTGTCACTATGAAGCACGACATCAAGAAGACTTTCTATAACCTGAAACAGCATGGGATGGTGACTGTATTCCACTCTGCTGCTGCTGACGCTTAAGGAGGTCACTCATGGCTGATATTACATATACCAATGAAGCAACTGAACGCAGACAGAGCCCTAAGATTGTACCGGGTAAAGGTAATGCTAATGTATTACAAAGTGTTATCTCTGCAACCATCGAGCTAGCCGCTTCGGCTTCGGGAGTCACGATCTTTCTAGGTCGTATTTCTTCCAATACGAGGATTTTAGCTTCCAGTCGGGTTTATAACGATGATTTAGCGACTTCAGGATCTCCTACTCTAGATATAGGGCTGGGATCTGTGGACTCTAACATCACGTCGGATCCTGACGCACTGGCTAACGGCATTGCTTTGTCGGCGGCTGGTTCTGATGTTTTGGCTATTGCCGATCATGCTAACGCAGGTAAGAGAGCATGGGAGTTTGTGAATGGTCAGACTGTCGATCCTGGTGGATCATTAGACGTGTTTGCAACCGTAAAGGATGCCGCGACTAATGCCGCAGGGTCACTCACTGTAGAGTATTACGGTACTTTTGATTAACCTTTAACGCCTGGCCCTACGGGGCTGGGCATGGAGATTTCATGGAATTTCAATTTATTGGTGCTGGCATAACGCCTCCCGAGAAGACGAAGATTTTTGGTTGCAATTTCTCCCGTAATGGAAGGTATCAAGAAGTAACCGATGCTCATGGGATTAAAGTATTAAGCCGTAATCCCAGTTTTCGAACGAGACCTGAGAAAAAGGCCAAGAAAAAAACCAGTAAATGAAGGTTTCGATTGTCGGCGGAGCCCCTTCTAGTGAGGGGCTTGCTCCATTTGATGATCCAGAATATGAGATATGGATTCATGGTAACCAGTGGGAAGCTCATGCTAACAGACGAGTCACGCGGATATTTGAAATCCACGACGACTTATCTGAACACCCTGAAGGGTATGCGAAATTCCTAGCCGATAAGAACATACCGATGATCGTGGGACCTAAATTCCCGCTTCAAGGTAAGCACATAAAGCAATTCCCTTTCGAGCGAGCTAATCAGTTGATGGGGCAGCACTTAACCTCAACCCCTGCTTATATGATGGCTCTGGCGCTCCTAGAGGGTGCTACAGACATTTCCATCTATGGGGTGGACATGTCGATAGATGATCATGAATACTTCCTTCAGCGCGCTTGTATGTACGCCTGGATAGGGTACGCTAAGGCTAAGGGAGTCAACATATTTATTCCCAAAGAGTCGGGATTGTTTAAAGACTCGCATGTAGAGGGAAACAGTGAAGAAAAATTAGGAATTCCTCCGTTTACCTCAAGTGAATTTAGTAAGATTGCCCAAATGCACCAAATAAAGGTTGACCAGGCGCAGGATGAGATGAATCATTTACAAAACAAGATACACGTTCATAACGGGTGTATACAGTCTTACGAAAGGCTGGCTAAGGTCGCCCGAGGTGTTGAGTCTGGTCTAGAGATCAAGACATTAACTGAAGGCGTGGTATTAAAGTAATGGCCTCATTAGCCGACGTGAGAAATATCGCCGCGGAGCTGTTAAACAGACGAACTCCCGGTAGAGCGATCAATAGCACCTTAAAGACTCGTCTCGATAAGTCTTATAATTACGTCTATGCCGATCTAAAAGATGAACAGTTAACAATTTGGGCTAAGGCGGCGGGAACGACTATTCCTGATGCTGTCGCTCCGCACGTAGCTGCGCTAATGGCCTTTGAAGCCACAAATGCTTTCGGTGTTTCCAATGATCGATTTGCCCGAATAGTCTCTAAAGCCTCTTTAGCTAAATTCGCTATCCGTAAAAATGTCACCCCCATCTATGACTCACTCGATGAACCAGAGGATTTTTAGTGTACCGGAACATAATCCTTGCCGGGGGGACTTATCAACACAATGATTTAAGCCTCTCCGCCCAGCGTACTATTAATTACCTGCCTCAACTACAAGATGCAGGAAATGAACGCTCCCCCTACATTTTAGAATCTTTCTACGGATTAAAACCTTTTGCTACTGGATCTGGACTCAATCGAGGTATGTTTGAGCATCAAGACATCCTTTATAAATTAAACGCCACAACTTTTTCCAGTGTAAGTAGTTCTGGAGTCTTTTCGACCCTTGGCACAATACCAGGAAATTCCAGAGCTATTTTCGACGGATTAAGCAATGAAGTCATTATTACCGCCGATGGGGTGCCTTATACCTGGAATGGCTCGGTACTTACAACTGGCACAGACCCAGACTTCGAATCTCCCGATACAGTCACCGTCTTAAACTCTCAAGCCATTTATGATGGTACTGGGGGACGGTTTGGGGTGTCTGATGTTGGTGTTCCTTTATCAATAGACGGGCTTAACTACGCCACGGCAGAATCTAAGGCGGACGATCTAGTAAGGCCTTTTGCCTTTATTAACAATGTGTATATGTTTGGTGTTAAAGCGATTGAGCAGTGGTGGAACTCAGGTGTTGGAAATCCTCCCTTTGACAGAATTGAAGGAGGCTTGATAAATATAGGGCTCGGAGCCTTACACTCAGTCGCTGCTGATGATGAAGTGGTTTACTTTTTGGGTGAGAATAATCAGGTTTACCAGTTAAATGGAGGGGTTCCTACTGAGTTACTTCCTAAGACGATAGTTAGAGAGATTACCGGCTTTTCAGACGCTTCTGATGCCATAAGTTGGACAATGCAATTAGACGGCCAGTGGTTTTACGTCATTAAGTTTCCTACCGGCGACAGAACCTTTATCTTTCCCAAAAGGGGTCAGTGGTTTGAGCTTTCATCAGGAGTTTTGGGCGGGAAGTATATTGGTGACAGTTACGCCTTTGCCTTTAGAAAGCATTTAATCGCTGATGAAGACGGAGATATATTTGAATTAGACATTGATACGTTCGAGGAAAACTCATTACCAATTAAACGAGTCCGTACCTTATCCCCTATTCACGGGGGTTTATTTGGATTAGACGGGAAACAGTTAGAAATCTCTTTTCTTAAACTCATCGGTAAGACCGGGACAGGAATCATCTCAGGTCAAGGCTCTGATCCTAAAATCATTCTAGAATATTCACACGATGGAGAGAACTTTAGTTCAGAGATATGGGGCGATGTGGGAGAATTAGGCAAGCAGGTCGAAATAATCTTTGATATTAACGACAGTGCTGAGGAATGGATCTTTAGAATTTCCTCAACTGATCCTGTTTACTCATCTTGGCACTCGGCAGGCATAGAATTTGAGATAGGCATATGAGCGACAATCCGCCTCCTGTCAAAATACCCACTACGCTGATGAAAGATGCCGCAGAGGCAAAGTATTGGAGGGAGCAGAAAGACGCCCTTTATTTACTGTGGTTTAACCAGATTGCTTTGATTCGAGGTGATCAGGACATTCGCGAAGTCACGGCTAATTATCAAGTCCTGGTCGCTGATGACATTATTCACGGTACAGGCACGTTTAACGTCACACTTCCCAACATTGCCGATGCGACCCATGAAGTGACCGTTTCAAGTATATCTGGAACGATTTCTGTATTGGGAGATGCCATTATTGAATCTCCTACCTCTTTAACTACCGGTCAGAGGGCGACCTTTTACCCTGCTGGCGGCCAATGGTGGCATAAATGAGCCATAAAGCGAGTATTGCTACTCAAGTTCGAGGTTTTTCCTTTGCCTTATCTGGGATTGATGAAGAATCAGGTGAAACCCTTGAATTACCTAAACAAACCGTCCAAGACACGATTGATGCAGCAGCGGCTTTATTTCCCGCTCCTGATTTACTTAATCCTGCCCTAGTTTCTGCCGCTCAAGGCGGTAGCTTCAATGAAGGGTTTGCCTTGCCTGGATTTGTAAACTTTGATGCCCCCAATGCTCAATTCATCACCTCTCAATCAGTTTCTATTACCTTGGGAGACGGTCAGATATGCAGCATTTTTGGCGTAAGAAACGGAAGTAATAACAGTACCTGTTTTCTTATTGACGGGAGGTCTCTAGCTGGTACTCGGTCTTTATTCTGTGCGGTGGCTGGTAACGACTCCATTGGCTATGAAGTCACAGGCATAACCAATGGGGTTTTCATCACGTGCGATAGACTTACAGTAGCTGGCGACAGGTCAATTGGGATTAAAATTACCGGTACCTTTCTCGAACCTATCGACGTTGATGTCGATACTATTTTGCTCAATGGGGATGACTCGGTATTCGTTGATTACAATCCGACTAACCCGGCTGATGTATGTGTGATTGATATATCTACTGTCTTTTCGGCGGGTGCAACGGTATTTTCATCAGGCAGCTCAACTACTACAGTCTACATTGTAAGATCGGGACATCTCACCATACAAGGTGCCGTTTTAATAGCTGAAGTGGCAATAGAGGTTAAGTCTGGTGCTGAAGCTGATCTGCGGCAAGAAACCGTAATTGGAGATATTATTGTAGATTCTGGCGGGGTGTTAAATGTTGATATTCTAGACCATAAGTTTGGGACGATAACGAATAACGGAACAATAAATGGAATAATTAACGGTGTCCCTTTTGGAACTTATCAACAGAAGAACGAAGAACAATTTGTTTTAAACGCGTCTGACTTCACTCAACAAGATCCTTTAGGCACTGACATCCCTATGCAGGTTTTATTTGGTGCCGCTCAGTTTGGGCCAAGTGATCCAGTTGAGATTGATGCAGCGGGAAATATAACGATCAATCAGGCAGATCAATATAATGTGCGAATTGCATTAGAGTATGGCCGGCAAAATGCAGGGCAATTCTCTTTGTTATTATTTACACTTTTGGTTAATGGAACTCAGATAGGCAGTACTCTCTATGCTCAATTACCCACGGCTCAGACTGCTTTCCCTATTGAATTTACTGGCCCAATTAATTTGGTTGTAAATGATATACTCACTATTGAGATTATTCGAGACAGTGCAGGATTTGACGACGGGAGCCTATTTCCATTAACTCCAATGCTAGGAGGTGTGAGTGCTGCGCCTTCGGCTGTTATAAGTCTGAGCAGGAATAGATTGGTACAACCGGTGTAATATGACTAAAATACGAAGGATGGAGGATCTATGTCAATAGTAGCCGCAATCGCAACTGTTGCCGGAGCTGTAATAAGCTCTAGGGGCGCTTCAGATGCGGCGAAGGAGCAACGTAGAGCCTCTGACCGCGCTCTTGAAACCTTTGAAGAAGCGGCAGGCATTGCTTCGACTACGCTTGAACGTACCACTGGGGCGGCCATAGAGACCATAGAAGGCGGTAGAGCGATCTCTGAGGGTCTAATAAGGGAAGGGGCCGAGTTTGCTATAGGAGAGGTCGGAAGGGGCGCAGAGGCCGCACGAGGCGATATAAGGGCAGGTAGGGACACAGTCAGAAATGACTTGATTACTGCTTTTGGTCTTCAAGAAGGTGAGATCAACGCTGGGGCTATTGCTTCGAGTGGATTTATTAACGCTGCTAGAGACTCCGCCGCCTCCGCGATCAACCGAGGATTTAAAACCGCTTCATCTGATATAAACGCAGGAAGGATATTAGCTAATCGACTTTTACAAGACTCGGCCACTACGGCTCAAGGAAAACTGGAACTCGCCTCAGCCAATGCGATTGCAGTACAAAACCGAGGTCTTCAGAATATACGCAGTGATTTCGAGCCTTTTCTAAGAGCCGGTCAAGTCACGATTGAAGGATTAGAGCGATTAGTTAATGACCCCGAGACTCAAAGACAGTTTATTGTCGATAACCCATTCTTTAATGCATTAGCAGATGATGCTCAGCAACGACTTCTAGCGACACAGGCTACCAGAGGCAAGATAGCTTCAGGTGAGACTCCAGCCGCTTTACACTTACAGATTGGTAACCAACTTCTTGATGCGGCCATTAATCAACGATTAGCCGTAGTGGGTCAAGGTCAACAGGCAGGCGCACAGATAGCCCAAGCCGAATTAAGTACCGCGAATGCTATATCTAATATCGAAACCTCAATAGGGACTTCTCTTGCCGAATTAATAGCCAATACGGGAGTCAATAGAGCCAATGTTGAGACAAACGCCTCAAGAAACCTAGCACAGTTAGCCGCTGATCGTGGCGAAACACTTGCAGAACTCGAACAGAATACCGGGATCAATCTTTCAAATATCGAATCACGCAGGGCTGAAGGTGTTTCTCAGGCAGTCAGTACAGGAGTAGGAAGACTTGCTCAAACTGAACTAGCCACAGCGACCAATCTGGCAGATGTAAGTATTGGTGAATCTCAGAATATCGCGGATATAGGCGAGCAGGGCGCTATTAACCTAGCCAATTTAGAAACAGGGACTGCCGGAGATGTGGCTAGACTCCAGGCCGCTGAGGGAGTCGCTCAAGCCAACCTTGCTACAAGAACAGCAACTAATGTTGCGGATACTATTGTGGGTCGAGGTGATGTAGTAGCGGCCGGCATATCTGGATCTACTAATGCCTTAACTCAAGGGGTTTTAGATTTAGCGACTATTGCAGAAAGAGAACCGATAAGAACGCCCGCTCCTGTAGTAACTTCTCAACCGGCTTTTGTGAGGTAATCATGGCTAGAGGTGATCCAAATATCCCATTAAGTGTCAAACAAAGAGACTTTGGGGCTCGTT